ACTGACGCCTCCATCTATTGGTAATGCAGCACCCTTAAGGTGCGATCCTTTACGGCCATGATGTGAGCCATAATTGTGACTTGTCGCGCATACAAAGCCACCCATGTTGTTATAGACAGCCTTTGCACTACGCGCATGTTTAGGTGGTTTAGCGCCCTTACCCTTACCGCCATGAATACGCTCGGCCTCTGCGCCCATTTTGGCGTTAGGCATACCACCTTTAGAGGCGTTGACTTTTTTGCCGTTGCCGATCATCACGTCACCGTGTGAAGAAGTGCAAAATTCAGCACCAGAGACTCGCTATATGCGTTGTTGGTGCTGTTCTTAATAACTATCGTAAACGACCCATCAGATATAGCGCCCACAAATACATTGTAAGCTCCCAACGTGCCGCCCGATGATACGCTGCACGTTACCACATCTTTTGACGACACGCTTGAGTTTGTTACTGTGAACACCGCTTGGGCGCTTGGCGCAAGCTGCGAGTTAGCCGTTGTGATCTGTCCTGACGAGGAATTGACTGTCACGCCGGTCGTTTTATTGTTTTGCTGCGTTACAGTGCCATAAGCGCCTGCTGCGTAGCCAATCTGACCAGTCGTCAAGATATTAGCGGCCTGCACGGTCGTCGCGCCGATGATGTTTTGATCCTCATAGGCGACGCCAATAGGCTTAGTGTTTGCCACAGTTCCACCTTTTCATACTAGCTTTAGCGCGGTCAGCGTTCTTCGATTTAGCGACGACGCCGCCCATACGCGCACAAAAACTAGCCTTACGACCTTTATCAGCCTCAGTCTTAGGATTAGGTGCCGGAGCCTTTAACTTGCTGCCCGTAGCAGCATTATACTTAGCACGACCTTTAGCAGTCAGACCAGCGCCCGATTTTGTCGATAGCTTCTCGCCACGACCTACAGCTAAAGATACAGATTTCTTAGCCATCAAGAGGCCATCCATCCAGATGATGCGGAGCCTTGACCATAGCTGATACGCCGTGTCTGGTCAACGCGCGCCTCGCGGTGTGCGACGGGGAAAGCGAAAGTAACGGCTATCGCGTCCGCAGCGTCTGGGGAGGCTAGCCCCCTCGACTTCATGTCCTTCTTCGACTCCAAGAAGATCGTCCCTTTCGAGTCCGGCTTCATCATCGGTCCAGTCAGGTCCGACTTCAAATATCTGTCCTTTTGTATGCTCGCGCTCTTCAGCCATTCCTTCATCGTCCCCCACATCTCTGCACGCTTATTACCATACATGATGGGCTTGTTGCTTTTATTGCCGAAGTTCACTCCCCGCACCTTGTAGCGTTGCTCCTTTAGCCGGTCCACGATCCCCGCGCCGAGTCCGCCCTCGTCTATGACGACCAGCGCGGGCTTATACTCCTCGATCACGTCGATGACGTGCCCAACCACCGCCATGGTGTCGTCGCCTCTGTAGCGTTTGATCGCCACCATGTCGCGGCCTTGTCGGACGGCGATGACAGTCGCGTCAGCGCCAAAGCGCGCCGGGTCTACTCCGACGACAATGGGCGCAGTCTGGTCGAGCCATCGCGCTCTTTCCATTGCGTCATCGACCAGTGAATTGGGGATAAACTGATCGTCCGAGGCGTTAGGGAATTGTCCATAGACCTCGACGTGCGCTTGGGTTGAGTCTGGTCCATATTCGTCAATGATCTGTTGGTAGACGGCCTTATCTGTCCCTTCGACAGATCTGGCATCGACAATTTTATTTCTCCAAAAGTCTCGCTTGGAGTTAAAACACTCATAAAAGTAACCAGAGTTACGACGGGGGTTGCTAAAGCACAACCAAAACCTATTAGGGGTATTTTCCGTAAAAAAGCCCGCTGCCACTGCCCATATCGTATCATCAATACCGCTCGCCTCATCAAACACCAGCATCACGCCCGCGAAGTTATGCACCCCCGCGTAGCTGTCTGGATTCTCAGCCGACCACAGCCGCCCCTCGACGCCCCAGTATCTTGTGCCCATCTTCAGGTCACGCTCGACCAGTTCCGAGATCCACTTCGCCGGTAGCACCCGCGTCGCGCTTACCTCGAACCAGTGACTGTGAAGTGACATACTCAGCCATTTCGTGATCTCGGCCCAGGTGACGCTGCGGAGCTGCGCCTCTGAGTTAGCCGACACGATGGTCGTCGAGCCGATCCGTGTGGTCAGCATCCAGATCACTAACCATGAGACTAAGGCAGATTTACCGATGCCGCGCCCCGAAGACGTCGCCATCCTAAAAGTCTCAAAGTCTACCCGACCGCCGTTTGCTTTGATGTGTTCGCGCAGCTCGACCAAGACCTCTAGCTGCCATCGACGCGGCCCCTCGAAATGCTCAAGAGGCGTCCCCGGTTTCCCCCACGGGAACGCCAGCCTCACGAACGACAGCGGGTCGTTCTTGATCTGCGGCGACCATAAGGTCGCCATAAGACGCTGTTCCTCCTCCGGGGAGTATATTGGCACTTGCATCTATTATCTGCCCTTCAATGACCCGTTGCTGCGCCTCTTGTAACGCCGCCGTAATAGAGATCGTTTGGTTGACCTCGACGCTGACCGCCTGTTTAGCAACCCAGCCATGCACATGCTTTAGAATATCAAGCGCAGCTTTTGCATCGCCCGCCAGCGCCGCGTCACGTAGAACGCCCGCCATCTCCATCTCGCCGTCAGCGCGTCCTTTGGTTTCGTAATACTCCGCGACCGGGTCGAGTTGGATGAGTCTACGATACTCGACCGGCATCATGTCACAGGCCAACGCCAGCGCGTCGCCTTTTAACCCCCGCCGCGCCGCTTCATAAATCTGACCGAGCCGCTGCTCCGTCGCTTCGATCTTGCGCGGCTCATAAGGTAGCGATTGGAATGTCATTGCAACAAAATATATGACGGGGTGCTTTTTAGCAAATAAAAAAAATTTCGTGCTGCAAAATCTAAAAAATAAAAAATTTCGTGCAGACCCTTCGTATACCTTTAAGGGATGGTCAAGGCCCAGGCCCCCTCCCCAAATGTAAACTGCCAGCTTAGAGCTTAACTCACTTAGAATGTAAACTTAAAGTAAAATGTTAAGTTAAATGTCAACAAAAGTTGGGTGATTGTTGGGTGTTATGGGTTGTCTGGGTGATAGGTTTTAAGTCGCTGAATGACTTTTCTACAGTCGCCCACGTTCACGGCTCATTTGACTTATATCAATTATTATACTTATTAAATATTTATAATAATAATAATAACACATATAGCCCAAAGTCATGATATTGCGACAGTCCAAGGCCTTGGCTTACAACCCATTTGACGACCACGCCACAACCCAAAACACCCAGGAAAATCGCCCATAAAAACAAAAGTGAAAATTAATGCAAGAAAATACTTTACAACTGTGAATAATTGCGCTAAAGATAATCTTACACACAAACCAGGGGTAAAAATCATGACACTAACCGACTTTTTTAATTCAGCATGCGTCGCAGCGGGCGTCGTCATGCTAATGGTCGCAGCAATTGCTGCGCCTTTCATTCTGTTTAGATAAGGGGAAAGTCCAATGCGCACGTTTACTTACTATTTCGACGAGCTTTCTATCATGCCGCGATATGCCGTCTATGCGGCTGGCGAAGCGGACGTATCATACAACATTGCGTCGCCTGAGCCGGACGTCGGGATATTCGAGCACTATGCGACGGATATTAGCGTTGACGCTATCGTCATCTATGGCCATGGGCACAATGACAGTAAACTCAATCTAGACGCCGACCATTGGCTTTATAGCCACATAGAACAAGCGCTGTTAGACGACGAAAGCCTAGCCTATGCCTGCATGGAGGATGCCAGCTAATGCGCGTCCTTGTGGCTTGTGAATATAGTGGCATAGTGCGCGACGCCTTTCGCGCATTAGGGCACGACGCGCGATCATGCGATCTTTTATCGACAGAAAGTAAGATAGAGGAGGGGTTTCACTTTCAATGCGATGTGCGCGACATATTAGAATATTACCCGTGGGATCTTATGATCGCACACCCGCCATGCACTCACTTGGCCGTTAGCGGCGCGCGTTGGTTCAAAGATAAGCAACAGGAACAACGCGAGGCGCTTGACTTCGTGCGCGATCTGATGGCCGCGCCGATTCCTCGCATATGTATAGAAAATCCAATAAGCATCATCAGTTCAAAGATAAGAAAACCCGATCAAATAGTGCAGCCTTGGCAGTTTGGACACGGCGAGACTAAAGCGACATGTCTGTGGCTTAAAAATCTGCCAAAGCTAACGCCGACTAATATCGTCGATGGCCGCGAAGCGCGCGTTCACAAAATGCCACCAAGCGCCACTAGATGGAAAGAAAGATCAAAAACATACCAAGGCATAGCTGACGCTATGGCTCAACAATGGGGTGCGCCATGAAACAAGCTCTTTATGTCATAGGGCTGGCAACATGCGCCAGCCTATTAATTCCGGCAATAGCCTTAGTCTTACTCTATACGATAGGGGGGTAACATGTCACGTATGGCCGAGTATTATGACTTCCAACAGATGCTCTATCTACTCTCGACGCGCGCGTTAGAGATAATGCTCAACTATGAATCAGATACTTTCCGGCATAGCCTAATCAAAAAAGAAATCGAGGCGCGCAAATGAGCGACCACATTATAAAAGCTCTACTAGAGCAAAACACAAAGCTGAGAGAACGCGTTCAAGCTCTCGAGGCGGTCATTGCGGCAATGATCTGTTCACAGCCGCCAGAAGACCTCTTAACGCCTGTAAACGACACGACGGAGCAACAGCCGTCATAGGGGAAAGCCTAATGAAGAAAGTGAAACAGATATTATTAGAAGAGGCGCTAGACAGTAACCTCTCGCCGGAACAAGTCTTAAGCTATAGCAGGCGGCAAGACATTCTATGGACGCGCTATCGCATCTATTGGCGGGCGCGGCGGGAAACGAGCGCCAGCTATCCGCAAATTGGGCGCGTGTTAAAGCGCGATCATACTACAGTCATACATGGGGAGCGCTGTTATCAGGCGAGATTAGATGGGAAAGAATATAGAAAACCAGGGCGTAATGTCGGTTATAATAATAGCGATAATAGAGATTCTATTGGGTGTTAAATGACTTATCTGTGCTACACATTTGGCAAATGTGTAGCCTTTAAGATACAAAAGAGCGAAAAATGACAGACCATTTTAAAGAGCAATACGAGGCCATACAGGCCACAATCCCCGACGTGCCGAGGGATATGCCTTGCTACCAAATTAATGTGCCTCTGTGGCTGTTCTGGCGCAAAATAGACCCTATGGCAGTGGAGCATCCCATAATGACGGAGCAAGAGATAACGCGCCGCTTAGACCTGCTTTACATGGGCGACGGCACCTGCTAATAGTTGTCTATTAGCAAACCTCCCCATTGCTATTTGGCTCCGCGTTCACCCCTAGCGCGGGGCCTTTTTTATTGGAAAGCGCGGCCATTACACAACTCGCATAGTGAATTAACTATAAGAGCTGTATAACACACGACCAGATCGCATACTATCTGCATAGCCCCTCCGCGCATGTGTCATATATCGTCTTCGCGGCCTGACACGCAGCCAGCCCATAGATGAAAACACTAATTAGGACGAAGCGCAACAACATTCCCCTCCTGCGGCGTGTCTTCGACCATGCGACGAAGATCTGACTTGTTAAGGTGCTTTAGCTTTGGTGACACGAAAATGTGGCGTTTATTCTTATGCTCTGGCGCGTGGACAAGACCAAGATCGCGCCAACCTGACTCTTTGAGCGCGTGTAAAAGCGCGGCCTGGGGAACCTTAACGCCGGTCGGAGCCAGACCTGCGAGCTTCTGACAGACCTTGAACCAGGGGCCAGCGATAACGCCTTGGTTGAAAGGATAACGCATGGCCTCGATCTCGTCGAGGATATAAGACTCAGCAGTGGACATGCCGGAGCTTATCATCGTGCGCTTAAAATCAGTCTCCATCGGCGTGGCAGCCGGGTTGAACTTGGAGACATCACGGCGCATCATCCAGCCAGCAATAGCCTCAAAGCCGCCCGCGTTATACCAATCCCATATCGCCCTAGCCTCATTAGGCTGCATACGTGGCGAGCGTGACCAGACGCAGAACCATCGACGGTCTTGAGATGGCAGTGAGATCGGCACGGGATCGTTCGTGAACGCCAAAACGAAGAGGCGATTGACCATGTCATATG